CACTTCCGTGTATTTCCTATGTTCAAAGTTTTTCTGCTAGCCTTGAAACAGAGGGAAAGAAGGGTCATGCCAAATCCAGCAAAGCCAATCGAGCAGAAACGCTTGCTCGGCAACCCTGGTCATCAGACTTTACCCAAAGAGGGCGAATTAGCCGCAATACCCACTGGGCAACGCCAGCCAGTGCGCGAACTCGGTCAAGATGGCCTACAACTCTGGGATGATGTGTTCAAGTACGGCTTGCCTTGGATTGGTGCGATAGATGTTCACCTGCTTCAGATGACTTGCGAACAGTACGACAGACGGCGCGAGATTATGGAACGACTACAAGCCGACTATGACTGGCACTTGTACAAGCAGCTCAATGACTTAGAGAGCATTATTTCTTCCAACATCAACAAACTCGGTTTCTCACCTGAAGCAAGATCAAGACTCGGTTTGGCAGAAGTCAAGCGAGAGTCCAAGTTAGAGGAACTATTTGCCAGAAGGACAAAGCGTGAGCTTGAACGCGGTAAGTAGCTGGCCCCCGATTTGGCTGACACCCATCACGCCAGAGGAACTACACGAGGGCGAAGGCGAGGACATCATTGACTTCGCTGAAGCTTTTGGCATCATTACTAAAGACTCGGTTGCCGGTAAAGCAGGAACACCCATTGATTTGCGACCCTGGCAACAAGAATTGCTCCGTCACCTATTCGCACATGACGAAAAAGGGCTAAAAAACCGAATTAGCCTTGTCGGGATGCCAAGAAAGAACGGAAAAAGCTCTTTGATGTCCATTGTGGCTGCTTATGGGCTAATTGGCTCTGGAATTAGAGGTGCAGAGGTTTATTCTTGTGCTGCTGACAAGGATCAGGCTCGTTTAGTGTTCGGTGACACCAAAAAGCTCATTGAAGCCAGCGAATTGTCCGAAATCTGCAAACTTTACCGAGATGCGATAGAAGTTCCAAGTACAGGCTCGGTTTATCGCGTTTTGTCTGCCGAAGCCTTCAGTAAAGAGGGGCTTAGCCCAACTATGACCATTTTTGATGAGCTTCATGCACAGCCTAATCGCGAACTCTGGGATGTTATGCAACTTGCTCAAGGTGCGCGAGGCAACTTGGCAACGATGATTGCGATTACGACTGCCGGAGTAAAGTCTGACAGCTCAGGCAAAGACTCGATTGCTTACGAAAACTATCAGTATGGTCAAAAAGTAGTTAGAGGCGAAATAAAAGACCCAACTTTCTTTATGGCCTGGTGGGAAGCGCCTCAAGAGATGCCACATGACGACCCTAAGACCTGGGAACTGTCTAATCCTGGCTTTGACGACATTTGCGCTCGCTCTGACTTCGAATCTTCGGTTCTAAGAACGCCAGAGTCAGAATTTAGGCGTAAAAGAGTAAATCAGTGGGTTTCTTCGAAAGATAGCTGGTTACCTTCCGGTGATTGGGACAAATTGGCTGTTGAGCCTGATTACACCGATGAAGATGAGTTTATTGTCGGTTTTGACGGATCGTGGAGCAATGACTCGACTGCTGTTGTTGGCGTTCGGTTGCCAAGGCACGAAAACGACAAGCCACACATCTTTACAATCGCTGTTTGGGAAAAAGGCGCAGAAGATGATGCAAGCTGGCGAGTGCCGACCCTAGAAGTCGAAGATGTCATCATTCAGTTTTGTACTAAGCACCGAAATGTCCGAGAACTTGTTTTTGACCCACCTAGATGGCAAAAGACGATGGTAATGCTTGAGGACATGGGCTTTCCAGTTGTAGCTTTCCCAACTTACAGCGCTGCCCGTATTGTTCCTGCCTGTCAAATCTTTTATGACGCTGTAACCGAGAAAACTATTACTCATGACGGCAATCCTGTGCTTACCAGGCACTTAGACAACACAATCGTCAAATCTGACCGCTACGGAAGAAGAATCACAAAAGAATCGGCAAATAGCCCAAGAAAGATTGACGCGGCGATTGCTGCCGTTATTGCTTTAGACAGGTGTATAAATAGCAGTAAACTAGAGGATGAACTAACACCACAATTTTTCAATTAGGCTGGTAATGATAGCGACAATACTTCAAGCATTAGGCGTATTTACAATTTCACTAGGGGCAGCCTTTATTTTTCCACCTGCCGGAATAGTTCTACTTGGTATCGGCATGTTGGTATTCGGTATCGCTATTGAACGAGGTAAGTAATGCTAGGTAATCTTTTTGAGCAACGAGCAGTCAGCTTTCAGACTGTTTGGGGTGCAGGTGAGCCTTGGGGCTTACAAAGCGAGGCTGGCATCAATGTCACAACCAAAAAGTCTTTTGAGATCGTTGCTTTCTTCTCTGCTGTCAGTTTGATTTCTGACACCATCTCAACCTTGCCATGTGGGGCTTACACAAGAATCGGTGCAACCCGCCGACCTTTCAACCCCAGACCAATGTGGTTAGACCAGCCAGATGTTGACCTAAGCACGAGAGCAGCGTTCTTTCAGCAGGTCTTTTCAAGCTTGTTGGTTCATGGCAACTCTTACACTCGCGTTTTCCGCGACAACCAAGGACAGGTTGTAAACCTAGTAAATCTAAACCCTGAAAAGGTAGAAGTAGAGCGTTCAAAGATTGGTCGCAAGATTTACCGCTACCAAGATGAAGCTAGACCGCTAACCAGCGATGAGGTCATTCACATTGTTGACTTGATTCTGCCAGGTGAACTAACAGGCTTGAGCCGAGTAGAAACACTAAAGCAATCACTCGGTCTAAACATCGCACTTAGCGATTACGCTGCTAGGTTCTTCGGTACAGGCGCATCAGCCGCTGGTGTTATCGAGTTTCCTGGTAACCTGACTTCAGAACAAGCAAAACAACTCGCCGATGGCTTTGATGCTAGACACCGCAACGGATCAAGACGAGCGCACAAGACAGGCGTTCTATCCGGTGGAGCTAAGTTTGTTGCTACTCAGACTGACCCAGAAAAGAGTCAGGCATTAGAGTCACGCAAGTTTGCAGTAGAAGAGATCGCAAGAGCTTTCAATGTGCCACTTCATCTTCTAGGCGTACCAGGAACAGCAAGCTACGCATCTGTCGAGCAGAACAACCTTCAGTTTGTTTCTATGACACTAAGACCGCTAGCTGAAAAGGTAGAAGCTGCTTTCTCGCGCTTACTACCAGGCGAAGCTTTTATCAAGTTCAACTTCAACGACTTACTACGCGCTGACCTAGAAGCTAGGATTCGGTCATACTCGGTTGGTACTCAGGCTGGCTTCTACTCGACAAACGATGTACGCAGACTAGAGGACATGCCACCAGTCGAGCAAGGTGATCAGTACAGAGTGCCGCTGGCTAACATTGCCTTGGCTGACACTCAGGTCATCACAGACGAGAAGAAGATGTACATGCTAACTCAGCTTGTTCAGTCTGGATTCTCACCGAGTGAGGCACTCGCTGCCCTTGGCCTACCAGAAATTGCTCACACAGGCTTGCCATCAATCCAACTACAAGGTGTTGCTCAGGTTGACCCAGAGGACCCAGAAGCCGTTTACGAGGTCGAGTAATGCAAGCACCAGCAACCCTAAATCTAACAATGTACCAAGGCGCATCTTTTGACTACAACCTTGTCTGGAACACAACATCAGGAACAGTCACCACGCCAGTAAACCTAACTAACTGGTCAGCTCGTATGCAAATGAGAAACAGCTACGATGCTACTGAGGCTGTGCTTTCTTTGACTTCAGGCACAGGCATTACTTTGGGTGGAACCGCTGGTTCAATTCTGATTGAAGCAACAGCGACTCAAACCGCTGGTATTCTTGCTGGCCCTTATGTCTATGACCTTGAGATGGTAAGCCCAGCCTCAGTAGTCACCAGACTTGTAGAGGGAACAATCATTGTTGATCCAGAGGTCACTCGTTGAGCATAACTGTAACCACTAGCACCGCTGTAATAGCAGTCACCTCACCGACATCTGCCAACATAACTACAAGTGGCAGCGCTTCAGCTCGCATTGACATCTATCAGCAGACTTACGCTAACAACCTTGTGGGTGTCGAGTACATCTCTGAGCCAGCTTGGGTACAGTTCGACACTAACGCAGTAGCAAACATTCAACCAGGTCGGTTGGGCTGGAACAACACAGATAGCACTCTTGACTTAGGTATGAACGCCAATGTCACTCAGCAGATTGGTATGGAGCAGTATGTCTATGCAAAATCAGCAACTAACTCAGGCATTGCTGAAGGTTATGTTTATTACATCTCTGGCGCTACTGGTGGAAACAAACTTGTTCAATTAGCTCAATCAAACACTTCAAGTGCATCTAAGGCAACTATCGGCATTGCAACTGAGTCAACTAATGGTGGCTCAAAGGGATTCATAACGACCTTTGGTTTAGTTCGAGGTCTGCCAGACAATTTGTTTACTGGAATCAATGAGGGTGACACACTCTACTTATCTGCAACAACACCAGGTAGGTTTACCAATGCTGCACCCCTAGCGCCCAACCACCGCATCAGAGTTGGTTACTGCATTAGGAAACAATCTAATAACAATGAGATTTTTGTTAGTGTCCAGCTAGGTCTGGATGTGGATGAGCTTTGTGATGTCCAGATAACTACCCCTACCGATGGACAATCACTTGTCTGGGATTCAGCAACTGGCACTTGGATAAATGAAACAGTCTTAGGTCAGCCAACAGTCCTATCAATCGGATCTGTCAGCTCTGGCACAGCTGCTGCTGTAACTGTTTCTGGCACAGCACCATCACAGAGCTTGAGCTTTGTTTTACCAAAGGGAGATAAAGGCGACACAGGAACCACAGGCGCTACTGGTGCGACTGGACCTACTGGACCTCAAGGTGCAAAGGGTGACACAGGTGACACAGGACCACAAGGCTTACAAGGTGCAACAGGACCCAAGGGCGATACAGGCAATACCGGACCGACTGGCGCTACTGGACCTGCTGGTGCAAAAGGCGATAAGGGTGACAAGGGCGATACTGGTGAAACTGGGCCTCAAGGTCTTACCGGTGCGACTGGATCTGCTGGCGAAACTGGTCCGACTGGTGCTACTGGACCACAAGGTTTACAGGGCGAGAAGGGCGATAAAGGGGACACCGGAAATACAGGACCCACAGGACCAACAGGGGCAACAGGCCCAACTGGACCAGAGGGACCCGCTGGACCAACAGGAGCCACAGGACCACAAGGACCTGAAGGACCTGCTGGTGCTACGGGCGCAACAGGCGCAACAGGGGCAACTGGGCCTCAAGGTCCATCGGGAGTAGCAACAGCTACATCGCCACTTGCTTACAATGCAGAAACACAAACCATTTCTTTGACTCAAACACAGATAACAATAAACGGAACCGCTGTATCTCTTGGCGGAACTATTACAGTCAATGCGAGGTTAGCGTAATGCCCTATTTCATTTCAGACACCACCGATTGCCCAGAGTGGGCAGTAGTCAAAGAAGATAATTCGGTTGTAGCTTGTCACGACTCAAAGCAGTCAGCGATTAACCAAATGATTGCTCTATCGCTAGCTGAGGAAATCGAGCCAGGTGGAGAGCTTAGAGAGCTACCTGACAATTACAGACCAGCTCTTGCTGAGGATGTACCAGAAGGTAGAGCTTGTGGCAACTGCTTCTTTTTTGACGAGTCAAGAGTAAACGCTGAGGGCGACAAGGCTTGGTGTGAGCGCTGGGATGAGTTTGTTGATGGTGGCTACTACTGCAACGCTTGGGAATCAAATGATGAGGAACGAGCTATCAATCAAGAAGCCCCTGCTTACATGAGAGCAGCAGCTCGGCGTGGACTTGAGTATTACGAGGAAGGTCTTGCTGGTGACGGCGTAACCCCTAAGACAATCAGAGAAGCTAGAGAGATGGCTGAGGGTCGAGTCAGCGATGACAAGTGGGTCAGGATAGCTGCTTGGATTGCTCGTCACCTAGTTGACCTTGACTCACCAGACGCTAACCCTGACTCTGAGAACTACCCATCAGCAGGTGTAGTGGCTCATTTACTTTGGGGATCAGGGCCAAGTAAAAGGGCAGCACAAAGAACTAAAGACTATGCTGATTCGGTTGTTGCTAGAATTAGACAAGAGGAAACTAACAGCATGGATAATAAAGACAAGTGGCTAAAGGTTGCTAGAGCAATCGCCCTAAAGATTGACGGCGTTGAGCCTGAAGCTAAGCAGCCAGAGGTAAGAACCAACAGCGTTGACTTCGAGGTCAGGGCTGAGGGTGACGGCATGAGCTTTACCGGATACGCCTCTGTTTTCAACAGCCCATCTGAGGACCTAGGTGGCTTTATTGAGTATGTTGCCCCAGGTGCTTTCAAGCGTTCCCTACAATCTCGCAACGAGGTCAAGTTACTTTGGAACCACGATTCAGGTGAGCCTCTTGCTTCTCTACGCGGTGGCACTATGCAACTTGTTGAGGATGAAATCGGTCTAAGAGTTACAGCGCAACTACCAAACACAACTAGAGGTCGCGATGTTGCTGAGTTATTGAGAACCAATGTCATCAACGAGATGAGCTTTGGTTTCAATGTCATCAAAGATAACTGGTCAAGAGATGGACAGACAAGAACACTAGAATCTGTCAGATTGTTTGAGGTAAGCGTGGTTTCTTTTGGAGCCTACAAGGCAACAACAGCAGCAGTTCGGTCACAGCCAACAATCAACCCTGACCAGCTAGCCGATGCTCTGCTAAAGCTTGAGAACGGCGAAGAACTTGATGAGGCTAACGCTAGCTTGATTACAGAGGTTGTAACTAAGCTCAAGGCACAGCCAGAAGTTCAAGAGGCTGAGGATAACGGCTTGTCAATCCTTGACCTAAAGAAAAAGCAACTCGACCTAATAATGAAAAGGATTTAGTATGGCAACCAAAGATGAAATCAAGGCAGCAATCCTAAAGAGCGCCGGCAACCCAAGTATAGGCGTAATTGCTGAAATGGCTGATGATCTAGCTAAAGCAGTATGGGAGCTAGACAACAAGAACTCCGAGAACCCTGCCAAAGAAGCAAGGGTAATCGAAAGTAAAGAAACCCGATAGAGTTTTCTTTAGCCCCAGCTCAACCCCCTTTCTGAGCTGGGGTTTTCTTTTGCCTATAAACTTGTTGGTATCAGTTGAGTGTAAGCACCGCTGTATCTGTTGAGTGTCAGCACCGCAGGAAAACCATTCAATCATTTATAGGAGAATCATGTCTGATTTCATCAAATCTCAGATTGACGCTCGCAACAACCTCATCGCACAGGCAAGAGAAGTTCTTGACTTTGCTGAGGCTGAAAAGCGCGGTCTATCTGCTGAGGAAAACCAAAAGATTGCTCGTATCGAGGCTGACATTGATCAGGCCGACACAGCTATCGAAACTGCTCGCAAGCTAGCAGAGCGTGAAGCTCGTGCTTCCGAAGCTGCTGCTTCATTTGTACCATCAGTATCAGTTCCAGAGAACACCGATGCTGACATCCTTCGCTCAATCGCTAATGGTGAAATTCGTGGATACGATTTCGCTCGTGAAGCTCGCACACTTGTACCAAGTGCGAACACTGTTGGGCAATCCTTTTTCGACCAGGTATTCGAGATCGCTCAGCTAGTTGGCCCAATGCTAACTGTGTCTGAGGTTTTCAACACCACCTCTGGCGAGAACCTAGTAATCCCAACTGTTACTGCAACCTCAACCTCTGGTTCAGTAGCTGCCGGCTCTGCTATCAACGAGAGCAACCCAACATTCTCATCCATCACCCTTGGTGCTGAGAAGTATGGTGCGCTTGTACAGGTAGCTCAGGAACTTGTTTCTGACGCTGGATTCAACATCACTAGCTATATCGCACAACAGCTTGGAACCTCTTTGGGTCTAAAGGTGAACGATGTTCTAACCGCAAAGCTATCTAGCGCAGCTGGATCAGTAGTTCGCGGAACCGCAACCAACTTCGCTGCTACCTACGAGGACTTGATTGACCTTGTATACGGCATCGCAGATGGCGCTCGTGTTCTACCTGGACTTGGTTTCCAGATGAGCAAGACCGGTATCGCAGCTGCTCGTAAGCTAAAGGATGAGTCAGGTGCTTACATCTGGACCGACTCAGCCGTACCAGGCCAGCCAGCAACCTTGCTAGGCTACCCAGTATTCGAGAACCCAAATGTTGCTGCTGTTGGAACTGCTGCTAAGTCAGTATTGTTCGGACACCTACCATCATTCAAGGTTCGTGTAGCTGGTGGCATGAGAGTTGACCAGTCAACCGACTACGCATTCAACACCGACACTGTAACTTACAGAGGTCTAATGCGTGTTGATGGTGGACTAACCCACGCAAGCCACATCGGCTTCTACCAGGGCAAGTAATCACCCTCAGCTAAAAGCTGAAAGACCCCAAGCGTGTAGGTTCGCTTGGGGTCTTTCTTTTGCTAGGATTATGGCAACAAAGGGAGAACCTACAAATGGCTAAAATCAAAAAGAAAATCAAAGGCACAGTATCAGTCTTTAGCAACTCGCCAGGTCAGCCAACAGGCTATGGTCAGGCAACAGATGCCCTAGTCAAACTGCTAAAGCGTGATGGCGCAAATGTCGCATCTCTGTCTAACTATGGACATGAAGGCATCAACACTATCTACCACACCGAGTATGGTGAGATACCTATTTACGCCAGAGGTAGCGAGGCTTACTCTAACGATGTCACCCCAGCTCATCACAAGCATTGGAAAGCACTAAACGCTGACCAGCCTGATTTGTTGATTACTCTTTACGATGTCTGGGTACTAACCTCTAAAGCTTTTGACTCAATCAACATCGCAAGCTGGACACCAATAGATCACAACCCTGTCCCACCTGGTGTTTTGAAGTGGCTATCTAAAGAAAATGTCACACCTCTAGCTATGAGTAAATTCGGTTTACAGCAAATCAACAAGGCAGGGCTAGAAGGCCACTACATACCCCACAGCATTGACACCAAGGTATTCAAGCAGACCAAGAAGATTGACGGCCTAAGCGTTAGTGAGTACATGGGATTCGGTCAGGACCGCTTTGTTGTCGGTATGAACGCTGCCAACAAGTCATCGGGTATCTTGCACCGCAAAGCTTACTCAGAGAACATGATGGCTTTTGCTATCTTTGCTCGTAAGCACCCCGATGCGATGCTTTACATTCACGCAGACCCAACCTCACAGCATGGCTGGAACCTTATGGCTTTAGGTCAGTTGCTTGGTATTCCTGTTGACAACATGACCTTCCCTGACCCATTGGCTTACCGCTATGGGATGCCTCAATCAACCCTTGCTGGTATCTACTCATCTTGGGATGTGATGCTTGCCACTAGCTATGGTGAGGGCTTTGGTATTCCAACAGTTGAGGCTCAAGCTTGTGGCGTTCCTGTTATTGTCAGCAACTTTGCTGCCTCACCTGAGCTAGTCGGAGATGGTTGGGCTATCGCTGGTCAGCCACTGTACGATCCCGCGCAACACTCTTTCTGGCACATCCCATCGGTTCCAGAGATTGCCGAGGCACTAGAGCAAGCCTACGCAAAGGGCAAAGGCAAGTCAGCTAAGGCTGTCGAGTTTGCTCAGCAGTTCGACCACGAGAAAGTCTGGCAAGAAAACTGGATGCCGGTACTAAAGAAGCTTTTGAAGTAGTGCTTGTAGTAATCGGCTCATCACCTGATAGACAAGAGTGGCTGGCAGATTGCTCAGGCTCAATCAAGCGTGACCACATAGCTGTTGTCAATACTGGCTACGAGCTTGGCAAGATTCGTTGGGTAATGAAAAACACCACAGCCGATAGGTTCCTGTTTCTACAAGACTCTTGGCTAATCAAAGATGAAGGCTTTTGGGACTTACTAGAAGCGCACTCAGGTTCGGTAGCTATCAACTCTGACCCTTACTACTTTGGTTGCTACGCAGGTGTCTATGAGCGTTCGGTCATCGAGCAGATAGGTGTGCCTCTTATGGCAGACAAGCGTGATGCTATACGCAATGAGGTTGAGTGGCACAAGGCTTATGTACAGGTAGCTGGTGAGCCTACTGTCTTGTTTCCAGACCTTACAGACAACAACGCCACAGGCACAGTAGAGCGACATGGGAGAATCAACCTAGTCCTAGAAAACAAGTACATAGCTAAATACAAAGGAACTTGGTTTTGATAGAGAACCTCATTGTCCCAGTCTTGAATCGGTATGACTTGCTTCAAAGGATGCTAGACAGCGTTGATGTTCAAGTTGACCACCTGCTAGTCATAGACAACGGCATGGGGGCAGACCTAACATTTAGCGACAAGTTTGACAAAGTGACAGTGCTAGACATGCCAGCTAACTTTGGAGTGTCAGGATCGTGGAACCTAGGCATCAAGTCCTTTCCTCACGCTAAGCGCTGGTTTATTGTGTCTAACGATGTTGAATTCGGTGCAGGAGCATTAGAAAAGCTAGCAGAAGCTCGCAGAGATGAGATAACCTTGACGGCTCGGTTCCCGCATTGGCAAGCTTTTGTTTTGGGTGATGAGGCAGTCAATGACATTGGCTTGTTTGATGAGTCTTTCTTTCCTGCCTATTTCGAGGACAACGACTACACAAGACGAGCTGAGTTTACAGGTGTAAACATCCGCAGACTAGAGATTGAGGTCAGCCACGAAAACAGCTCAACCATCAAGGCTGGGTATCAAGACAAAAACGCTAAGACCTACTTTGCTAATGACAGATACTTCCAGCGTAAGATTGCTAACAACGATTACTCAGCAGGTAGTTGGTCACTAGACATTAGACGAGAGAATGGATGGGAATGAGTCCCCTAATTTACACAGGCGGAACCTTCGACCTTTTCCACGCAGGGCATGTTCGGTTTTTACAAAGATGTGCCGAACTAGGCGATGTAGTGGTATCCCTAAACACAGATGAGTTCATCGAGGCATACAAGGGCAAGCCACCAGTCATAAGCTTTAGCGACAGGCGTGAGGTTATTCGGTCATGTCGCTATGTCACCGATGTAATAACCAACTCAGGTGGGGCAGACAGCACCCAGGCAATCAATAGCGTGATGCCTGACATAATTGCCATAGGCTCTGACTGGGCTGTCAAGGACTATGCCAAGCAGATGAACTTTGATCAAGACTGGCTAGATGCTAGGGGCATCGCCCTTATCTACATTCCTTACACTCAGGGAATAAGCTCGACAGCCATCAAAGAGCGTATGCTTTTCAGGCGTTAGAATAGGAACTATTATGGCGATTACAAACGGCTACGCAACCCTTCTTGATGTCAAAGCAGCTCTCCGAATCACAGACAGCATTGACGACTCTCTGTTGGAAACCTCAATCGAATCTGCTTCTCGTATGATTGACGGCTACACAGCCCGCACCTTTTCTAACGCAGGTACAGCAGTCAGAAACTTTGCTGCTACTGACGACCTAAACCTAATCATTGACGATGCCATCTCTATTTCTGAGGTCGCTTCGACTGACGAGATTGGCGACACCTATACAGTTTGGAAGCCAACCGATTATCAGCTTGAGCCTTTAAACAGTCGCTCTGACGGACTCTACATGCCATACACCGGAATCAGGGCTATCAACGATTACGCTTGGCCTGTTGTTGATCAGCAAGCTCTTTGCCGTATTACAGGTGTCTGGGGCTGGCCTTCTGTCCCAACCGCTATCAAGCAAGCAACAATCATTCAGGCATCAAGACTATTCAAGCGCCTTGACTCGCCTCTAGGTGTTGCTGGATTCGGTGACCTTGGTGCTATTCGAGTTGGTCGCTACCTTGACCCAGATGTCGAGCAACTAGCTATGCCATTCAGAATTATGAGGAACTTCGGCTAATGAGCATTACTGCTATCAGGACTGCTCTAGCTAAAAACCTTGCCACAGTTCCAGGCTTACGCACAGCCGCTGAAATGCCTGATCTGCCTAACCCGCCTATCGCGATTGTGTCCCTAAATTCGGTTACCTACGATGGTGCTTTTGACAAGGGCCTGACCACATACAACTTCAGCGTTACTGTCATTGTCGGTAGGGTCGCTGAAAGAGAAGCCCAAAGAAAGCTAGATGCCTACATTTCTACTGGGTCTAGTAGTATAAAAAATGCGATAGAATCAGATAAGACTCTTGGCGGTTCTGCCTACGACTGCCGAGTTGTGTCTATGGACTCAGTTGGTTCATTGACAGCAAGCGACACCACATACCTGGCTGCTGACTTCTCGGTCACAGTCATAGCAAACTAGGAGAAATAAATTGGCTAAATTTTACGCACAAGACTACAAGGTCACAGTTGGAACTACTGTACTAAGCGACTCAATCGCTTCTGTGACTCTTGATATTACAACCGATGAGGTAGAAACAACCGCTTTTGGTTCTTCTTACCGCACTCGTATCGGTGGTCTAAAGGATGCATCTGTATCACTAGACTTCCACCAGGACTTCGGAGCTGGCGCTGTTGACTCACTACTGTTCCCACTTATGGGATCAACTGTTGCAGTCAAGATTGCTCCTACCTCTGGAACTGTAACCGCAACTAACCCTGAGTACCGCTTCACAGCTCTAGTTACCCAGTACCAGCCATTTGCCGGTGCGGTTGGTGACCTAGCTACTTTGTCTGTTACCTGGCCTGTATCTGGTGAAGTTGTGCGTGGCACAGCTCCAGCTGCCTAATCAGCTAAGATAAAGTTATGAAACTAAACCTACAAATTCAGTTCACTGATAAACCAGATGAGATGAAGAACATTGTTTGCAACCCATCAGACATGATTAAGTTGGAAACAAAGTACGACATTTCTATCGCCAGCCTTGAGTCCAACATCAAGGTCACTCATTTGCTTTTCCTAGCTTGGGCAAGTGAAACGAGAACAAAAGCAACTACTCAGTCATTTGACGAATGGGTGGACAACATTGAGTCCATCAGTCCGGCGAGTGATCAAAAAAAATAGTAGGGCTTGGTGATTCATCAGCTCACTGGTACATCGCAACACTAGCTTGTGAAACAGGCATCAGTCCCAGAGAGCTTATGGAACTCGATGACAGAATGTTGTGGACATTGGGCAGGTATCTGATCTATAAAGCTCAGCACCAAGCACCACGCGCTTGAGAGGACATCCTTCGGGGTGTCCTCTCTTTTTTTGCTTGGGTAGAATAGGTAGAGATAGGTGGTCTAAATGGCATTGAAACTTTACGCTGGCAGAAACAGTGCTGTAAAAGTGTACGCCTCAGACTGGAAAGTCTTTGTCAAAGAACTAAACAAGATTGACCCAGAACAAGTCAAGAACCTGAAAAAACGCTGGAAAGAGATTGCCGAACCAGCTAGGACAAGCGTAAAAGATGAGCTAAAAGGACTTGGTACTGCTGGTCCTATGCGTGGTATGAGGCATGGTGGTCGCACAGGTTGGGGAACTAATTACGGATCAACTGGTGGCCCTGTAAGTGGTGCTAGGCGCAAGGCCTACAACAATGTAACAACCTCAGCGCTAACTAGGAATAAAAGAGGAGCAACAGGAATTGCTCGACTGAGAGTTCGGTCAGCGGGTGTTGTTCTTGGCGATTTGGCTCAGAAGCAAAGTGGTCGCGCTTATACAAGAATGTATAAAATTAGAGAGTTCGGTGGTCCTGAAATAATGCGAAGCCACGAAATAAGACCGATTGCCGTACAAGAGTTTCTAAATAACCTGGGTGCTGTTGTAAAACCAAGTAAGCGCAAAAAGTCTAGGAATGTTTACCCAGGTTTCGACAAGGCCCTACCAGCAGTAAGCGCTCAAGCCAGAGTTGCTATTGAAGAAACTATTAGATTTGTTGAAAATAACATTGATAGGAAGAACAGCTAATGAGCAACATGTTCTTGAACATCGTCAGCACCTTCAAAGCTGACGGCATTTCAGCCGCAACCAGACAGCTTGGAGCTTTCGGCGCTCAGGCTGGTGGGCTTGGCTCTACCCTTGGTAAAGTCGGTGCTGCCCTAGCTTCTTTCGGTATTGCGGCTAAGGCTGTTGAGTTTACAAAGACCTCTATTGACTCTGCTCGTGATCTTGAGCGAAACCTATTTTCTTTGGATACTGTTTTTGCTGACCTATCTCCTATTATGGAGAAATTTACTAAAAATGCACATGAGATTGGTCTGAGCCAAAAAGATGCTGCTAAAGCTTCGGTATTCCTAGGTTCGGTTCTAAAGCAATCTGGCTTTAGCATGTCAGATGTTACCGAAGAAACTCAAAAGCTTGTAAGCCTTGGTGTGGACCTAGCTGCTACCTATGGCTACGATGTGCAAGAAGCCCTACTCGGTATGACTGCTCTGTTCCGAGGTGAGTACGACCCGATTGAGAAGTTCGGTGTCGCTATGAAGCAGAGCGAAATCAATGCTGAGCTTGCTGCTAGGGGCCTAAACAATCTTGAAGGTGCTGCTAGGCGTAACGCTGAGCAGGTTATCCGTATGGAACTGCTCTATCAAAGAGCTGCTGACGCTACTGGTGCTTTTACTGGTCAATCGGGAAACTTGTTTGTTGAGCAGAAAAAACTTCAGGCTCAGTTTGAAAACATGCAAGCAAGCATTGGTAACCAGCTTTTGCCAGTTATGGGTGCTTTGGTCGAGGCTCTTGTCCCACTTGTTGATTACTTAGGTCCAAAAATTGCTCAGGCAGTAGATAGCTCGATTCCTGCTCTTGAGGGTTTTGTAACACTTATCAAAGAGATGACGGATAACACCACAAACACAGGCAAGACTATGGAGTTTTTGACCGACACCATTGGTTCTTTGTTTGGATTTATAGGCGAAAACTTTGGTGTCCTTGTTCAGCTCTCTATTGTCTTTGGTACTGTAAGTGCTGCCATTGGAGTTATGAACGCGGCTTTAGCGCTTACCCCAATGGGTTGGTTCATCATCGGTATTGGAGCCATTGTTGCTGGGCTTTTAGTTCTAAAAAACGCTCTTGATGGTGCTGCTGGTAGCAATGATGCTTATGCCGAGTCAATCAAAAAAGCTTTCCCAGCAAATGACCCAGCAAGCTATGCCTTCAACCAGGGTGCTATCAATGCTCGCGTTTATAGCGGAATCCTAAACAACACAGCTAGTCAGGCAAGACAACTCGGTGACGAACTCTTGTATGCCAGTGATGCAATGTCAACTCTTTCGCCTAATCAAGCTGAGAATAGAGCCAGAAGGCATCAGTTACGAAGTGAAAACAGGGCAAGAGCAGCATTGGCTAACATTATTGCTCCTGTCACTGGGCCAACAGGCGGCAGTGGTACAAACGAAGCCGCTAAAGCTGCTGAAAAAGCGGCTAAAGAACTTGCCGATGCTATGGAAAAAGCAGCTAGAGAAGCCGCTAATGAGCAGGAAAGAATTGCTCGCGAGCTTCAAGATGCTCTTGATCAAGCAGCTAAAGCAGAAGCCGACAGGTTACAGCGCAGAGAGGATGCCTACAAGTCTTTTGCTGATTCGGTCAAGGGAATCTTTGGTGGCATCAAAGATTCGATTATGTCTGCCTTTAGCTTGCCTGAGCTTGGTAATTCGGTCAACTCAATAACCAGAAACATTCAAAAGCTAATGGCAAGGACCAAAGACTTTGCTCGAAACATTACTTCGCTTTCTGAGCAGGGTTTGACCAACGATCTTCTTCAGCAGGTTATTGCTGCTGGTCCGATGGCTGGTGGCAGACTAGCTCAGTCCCTAGCTGGCGCAGGTGGTGGCTTTATTAGCCAGCTCAACCAGGCTTACGGAGAGTTTGGTGGCATAGCTTCTGACATTGCGGGTGTAGGAACTCGGTCAGCTTTTGGCAACGCCGAAGTCGTCAACAACTACTATCAGATTGAAGTTAGCGGTGGGGTTGGCTCAGGTCCGACAATCGGTAAAGCAATCGTTGATGCTATCAAGTCCTATGAGCGCACCTCTGGGGCTGTCTGGCAGGGCGCATAATGCCAGCACCGGCAGTCAAGGTTGAGCTAGGTGTCAACTTAGGGGCAAGAGATCCAAACAGCTTTCTCCTAGATGACCCAACTAGAGGTGTCCTAGACAATACGCAATACACGCTGTCGGGTGACCGATTCTTTGACATTACCGACAGGCTTGTATCTGTATCTACCTCAAGGGGTAAGAACCAAGCCTTAGACCGCATTGATGCTGGTCAGCTCAACTTGATAGTAGATAACTTTGACCGCTTGTTTGACCCTCTCTATGTTGATGGTTTCTACTTTGGTCAGTTGATTCCTGGTAAAGAAATCAGAATCAGTTGCAACGGCTTCCCTGTTATCTATGGCTTTGTTGATGACCTTGACATTGCCTATGAGCCAGGCAATAGGTCTGTGGTTAGCTTCCAAGCTGCCGATGCCCTAAGCAACCTGACAATCAACAACTTGCCAGAGGTTTTGCCTGATGTCGAACTGTCAGGCGCTCGCATCACTCGCATCCTTGACCTGCCTGAAGTTGCTTGGCCTACCGATAAGAGAAGCATTGACACCGGTAACAGCTTTATGTCTGACACCGACATCGCCGAGGGTACTCAGGCTGTTGCCTACCTTCAGCTAGTAGCGACTAGTGAGGCAGGTGAGGTCTTTGTTTCTAAAGATGGCAAGTTTGTATTCAAGGCTAGGAACTCAGCCCCTGGTGTTATTGACTTGTACTTTACCGATGAGGCTTCTATCCCTGGCTATACAACTGTGCCTTTTGCCGAGCTGGGTGTGGTCTATGGATCAGAGCAGCTATACAACCGCATTGTTCTAACTAACGACCAGCCAAGCTTCCCTGATGAGGCGATTGCCGAGGATGCCGAGTCACAGCTTGTCTATGGTCCAAGGTCTTACACAGTAAACGGCTTGCTAAACAACGAGGTTAGTGACCTTCAGTTCTTAGCTGACTTTTTGTTGGCTAGGTTCAAGGAGCCACAGTACCGATTCCAAAGCCTCTCGGTTGTACTCGATGTGCTAACTGAATCACAGCAGAATGAGGTCCTAGACCTAGAGATTGGCAATGTGGTGCAGGTCAAGTTCACACCTTCAGGCATCCCACCAGCCATTGAGCAGTATTGCCGAGTAATTGGTATCAGCCATGACTGGCAAAACAACGAGAAGCGTATAAACCTATCCCTAGAGCGTTTGGACTTCAGCCTCTTTATTCTTGATGACCCTGTATTGGGTATTCTTGATGAGGACCGCCTAAGCTTCTAGTGCTAAACTACATAAGAAAGAACTAAGGAAAACAATGTCAAGAAAAGTATTTACCGCTGGTGAGGTTCTAGCAGCAGCCGATGTAAACAGCTTCCTAATGGACCAGACTGTGATGAGCTTTGCTGGAACAGCAGCTAGAGGGTCTGCTATTGGTACAGCCGTAACTGGAATGACGACATACCTAGAGGACACTAAAGACCTAAGAATCTATGACGGCTCAGCTTGGTCCTCACCTTTTGGTAGCACTTTAGTTGCCAGAAGCACATTTACTAGTGCTGCTGGAATTTCCCTAAACAATGTTTTCACTTCCGCTTATAACAATTATGAGGTTTACATAAGCGTTGGCTCTACTGCTGTTTCAGGTATGAACATTAGACTTAGGGCTTCAGGAAGCGATATAGGAACTAACACCTATCACTGGGGCGAAGCTACCCTAGTAGATACAACTATTAGCAACTCAGCTCAAAACGCAGTCAGTTCCTGGGCGCTTAACGCCGTAAGAGCTGGGGGGCAACGAGCTGTAACAAAGGGAGTATTTTTTGGCCCTGCTAGGTCTGGTGTTACAAAATCTTTGCTAACTCATTCGATGGACTTTACTGGTGCAGCAATAGTTTGGAGAAACGGCTCTGCTTATAACAGCACAACATCTGTTGTTGATGGCTTCTCTGTCAGAATTGACTCTGGTACTTTTACTGGCGAAATTGAAGTTTATGGAATGAGGATATAATGAGCGAAAAACCTGTCAATTTTATTTATGATGCTCTAACTGGGGAAACTGAAACTAAAGAACTTACTGCTCAAGAGATTCAAGAGCGTGAACAAATGGCAGCTCAATCGCTGGCAATTCAGCAAGAAATAGAAGCTAAGGCTTCTGCTCGTGAATCAGCTCTTGCAAAGCTATCTGCCCTTGGTCTAACAGAAGCTGAAATAGCAGCTTTATAAAATGGCTGAGGAAACAACTTCGGTTCGA